GTCCTGTAGTCGTGCTTCACGAATAACAAAGTCTAAGTCTTTGGTCGGGTCTGCGTATCGCTGACTGAACTCCTGAAACGTGAAAGATCTATGTCGTAGGATTTGTCGGGCAATGTCACGTGTAGTGGTGATTTCTAAAGTGGCACTAGCCATTTCCAAGGGGCTCCAGTGCTGGTGCTTGACCAAATACCTAATAAGTCGCTCAGAAGTTTCTAGGTCGAACTGCCCTGATGGGTTTGACACTTTTGCACAGAATGCAATAAGGTCTTGTACATCTTCTACTCCTTTAACCGCAAACTCTTCTGTGGGTTGCGTATATGCTACTAATTTTACTTCCATATTATATACTTATTCTAAAAAATTATTTAAATCTACGGTTTCATATACCATAGGTTTCCATTTGATATTCACTGTAACTGGAACTCTTTTATTGCCAGCAAATATAGAGGCTGTATCCCATGTTATCTTTACGTTGTGATGAAAGTGCTCTTGCCAATCTAAGAACACTGCGGTGTATTTATCTGGACTCATATCAACATAATCACTCGAATCATTGATTGAAGATATAATTTTTGTTCTACGCACTGAATAACCTGCTCTGAATAACTGTAGGTAAAAATCAATATCCTCGAATATAGTTATTCGGTTATATACGCACCCACTCTTTTTAACCTTGGCAAGATCGTGAATACAAAATTTGTTTAGGTTACTATTCGTTTCATTTTTACCATTGATAAACGCCCGAGAATGATCACTGATAATTGTCAGGGCATCGTCGTCAACGAATCGTTGAATTGCATCAACGTAGAAACTTTTGTATGATTCTTCATCAGCAAGTTCCTTTGCCGCTTTATGTGTACCATCCTCATTACGAATCACCTTATATAATAATGCGTCATCATCAACCAGTACCATATGTTCATTGTTGGTCTTGATAGCATGATCAATACATGCTTGGCGCTTGTTTGCAATGCCCCCTTTAAATAATAATTGTTGATCAAGAGGGATACTGTCAACGATGTTGTCCGTGAACATAATAACACTTTTCTTAATTGAATCAGGTAGGTTATCGTATGTTTTGGTTACAGTACCTCTTGTCGGAATATAAATTGGTATCATTTAATTACTCTTGTTACCCAATTTTCAGCACAATCCTCAGCGTAATCTAATGATTGTCCCTCGTTAATGAGGTGCTCTCTAGCGATATGCCCCTCCTCAAACATTCTAACCATATATCCGGTCATACCGTAGGTTAGAACTTGAGCACTCCTGCGCAAACCCTTACATGGATCTGAAAAATATTCACTTATTGGTCTTGTCATTATACTCTTATTCCTGAAAAGTCTTTATTGTTACTACGGTTATTCATACCGAATGTGTTTAATGGTTTATCGGTTGGCATTGCTCCTGCTGGTGCTGTGTCCTGGATTAAACTCTGAGCAGATTGCTCAACATCATACAGTTTCATCTTAGCGCGATCAACACCGATAATAAACCGCTTGTTGCGTGTTGGGTCATTATATCTATTCTTCAATTGCTTTACCATCAGCTGACCCAACTTCTCTAGTTCCTCAGTACTTATTAACGCAAACATCAGGTCAGCAGTGGCAGGCAAACCGAACGACTCACTCGTGTCCTCAAGACCAACGTCAGAATTCGAGAATCCAGATCTTGTAGTTTGGGTAGCAGAAACGATAGGCACATTAAACTCTACGGCAAGACCACGGAGTTCTTCAGCAATTGCTTTAATGTATGTGTATGAGTTAACACTACCACCAAGACCCTTCATACGGGAGGAAGCGCAAATGTTTAGGTAATCGATGAATATGATATCTGGTACAAATTTCTTCTTTAGACGCAGATCATTCAACAGTGCGCGAAAGTGTCCCGCATGAGCAGAACCAGTAGGATACTCTTTAACGATGAACTTACCATTGGTCTTAGCGGCGATCTTATCAACTTTGGTTTGGAACATATCCTTCGACAAATTCTCAAGTTGATCAATTGGCATGTTCATTAGGTTTGCATCAACACGCTCTGCGATACGCTCTTCTGCCATCTCCATAGTGATGTATAGTACATTCTTACCTTGAGTGAGCATGTTTGCTCCTACAGAACACATGAACAAAGATTTCCCGACTCCAGTCCCGGCCAAACATATGTTCAGGGTCTTCTTAGGTAAACCACCCTTTGTGATATCGTCAAATAGTTCCAGACCAAATGGAATACGCTCCTCTACACGATGATAGAAGTCGTAACGCTCTTGAAAGTTCTCAATGTAGTCGTGACCAATATTAGGATCAAACGATATCGCAAGTGCATCTTTCAAGATATCAGGAATTGCATTAGGAGTTAATTCTTTGTTCTTACCATCAATAATATTAAAACTATCCAGTACCGCAAGGTAGATAGCACGATCACGACACCACTTCTCAGTCGTGTCATACAACCACTTGTCGTTGGGTGTTTCGTATCCACCACAGACATCTTCAATGACATTCAATACCTCCATATCAACTTTATCAGCATTCTGAACTTCAATGTTCAGCGCCTCTTTAGTAGGAACAGCGTTATACCGTTCCAAATGATCTACAATGAGATTGAAAACATGTTTGTTCGCACCGTCAAAGTAGATATCCTTCAGGAAGGGTGATACCCTCCTGACATAGTTTTCATCATGAATCAGGTTCTTAAGAACCGTTGTTTGCATCTGCTCTATCATTATTACCTAATTTGAATCTATCGTTTTCTAAAGAGTCTGTCAAGATATGGGAGAGAATATCTCCCACATAATTATTAAATTCTGCACTTGCGACTAATTCATCAGTGTCGTGCTCGCATGAGTCTAACACTGCGTAGTTGAACTGGAGGGTTGCAGAATCATGTTCGAGAGACTCCTTCAACCCAATCTTACCATATGAATACTGTACACCTTCGTATTGTCCGGTTTTAATATGGATAGCCCAACTTTCAGACATTGGGTTTTCCATAAAGGTGTAATCATCACTCGTTATCATCAACATATTCCTCTTCTTCACCTGATGCAAGTTCTGCCTCAGTAGATTCCATCATAGAGCGATGACCAATAGTAAACATCTCAGATACTTCTTTGTGGAACTCTTTACTTGCCATCATATCTGCCCAGAACTCTTTCTTCTGTGTATCTTTCTCACGAACCTTACCACCAATCAACTCGCCCGTGGACTTATCAACCAACTGATACCATCCATTAGAGGGTTTGATAACATAACCAGTCTGAAGCGCAATATCTAGTAGACCACTGTACTTCTGGATACCACCGTCGTATGAAACAGATACTGGGATCTTAGATTTCTCACGCACATATCGAGACTTCTCAATGTTGATGATAAAGTGATAACCCTGAATCTCTGTACCAACTTTATCTTGCTGACGACCGATGATCCAGATGTTGTCTGCTGAATAATAAATTCCTGTACCACCTCCGACAATGTCTTTAGGAAACAATCCGATCTCTTTATATGTATGGTTCACCGCAACCATAGGAATATCCTTCATGGTGAGGTATGGCGTAATCATACGGAACAGACCCTTCAATGCTTTGGCACGCGACATGTCTGCAACTGATTTACCATCTTTAGCATCTTCAAGTTCTTTCTTAGATGCGAGGTTGCCAACTGAGTCGATAACCATAATGACTCGCTCACCGCGAATAAGGTTATCCAGTTGCGAAACTACATCAAACTTTAACTGCTCTACATCAGTAATAGGAGTATGTAATACCCGTGAGGTGTCGATACCAAATGAGGTGAAGTAGTTTTGTGGTGTACCAAACTCCGAGTCATAGAATATCATAACTGCATCTTCATACTTATCAAGATACGCCTTAGCCATTAACAATGAGAATGCAGTCTTAAAGTGTTTAGAAGGACCTGCCAATACAGTAAGACCGCTGGTTAGTCCACCATCGAGTTTACCCGAAAGCGCGACGTTTACCATCGGCACTGCGGTTGGGATTTGATCTTTCTCACCAAAGAACTTGGACTTGTCGAGAGATGCACTCTCTTTGATTTTTGAATTTGCTTTAAGTTTTTGAAGTAAGGACATATAGTCTCCTGTTTAGAATAACGTTCATTATAACATACTATCGACATTATTGCAAAGTATTTCTGGAGTCATTGCTTTGTCGTCGACATAATAAGTTGTGCTGTAGGGTTTTCCGAATTTTAGCTCATCGTAAGGAACTTTGTGCTTATGTAACCATTCTACAGTGGTTTCAGATACATCGGCAATGATCTTTGCTAGGTTTCCATCATGGGTCAACATTCTCCTACTGGATAATATAGTAATATGATATCCTGCGCCATCTAGTTTTTGCATGGCCGTGATGACTGGGATATTAGGCGCAGCACGACCGTATTTTTCATATGTCTCAGACTGAGTGTGGTCGGGAAAACATATGGTATCGTCTAGATCAAATACTATGGAACGAAGACTTGTCATCGAAATACTCCACTACTTTAGTTTCAAAACGCTTTTGGCGCGCAAGGTTATCATTATGCAATGGGATGCATGTTGCCAGTAACACTACCCCACCCTTAACTGCAAGTTTATAGTCAACTCCATATTTCTTACACATGCGTTTGAATATACCCGTGAGTTCTTCTTGGCGTGTGTATGGTATATCTGAAAGTAAGTGATTATATCCAAGTACCAAGTCTTGAGCAAGCTTAGACCAGTCGTACAGACTATCACCCATAACACCTTCAATATCACCATATTGACCACGAGGATCAATGAATGTTACTTTATCATTCTGAGCATTGTATAATACATTACCAAAGTGTAAATCACCAAGCATACATGCCACCGGCTTGCAGTTCTTGTAGATCTCATGTGCATATCTTATAAGTTGATCTTTAATATCATGCGGCAGTACTGTTCCCCGTAGTCTATCTTCTGTTTTACCAACCCATATCTTTTTACAATTTGTGCTGAAAGTGTATATAGGGTCATTCTGCGCAGACTCATTACCCGCATGAAAATACTGAGTAACGATATGGAAAATTTTATCTATGATATATTCCCAAGTAGAAGCAGGAATGTCCTCATACATCAACAAGTCTGACAACAACAATCCTGGTTCGTAAGACAATGTCAGTGATGATGAAGAATCAATAAACCTAGGAACAAACAACTCTTGACGCCAATCAAGTCCTCTATACCAAGACTTCTCGCTATCAATGGTTTGTATCGCATCAATGTTGTGGTAATCTGGTTGTTTATGTATAAGATTAAGTTCCGAGTCATAAGAAATAGTATTGAATGAACGACTCTTTAACGATAACAATGACGCACATGTCTTGTAGTAAGAACTGATCTCGCCAATATCATACCATTTTTCAGTACTGATTGGTTCATACTTGCGCTGATACGCAACCAGTGCAGAACTGATATCATACTGACCATCCGTATCAACCAGAGCAGACATAAACCGTAAAGTGTCGGAAAATGAATACAATCCCACCAACGCGACCGCAGTAGGAACAGTTTCAACGGGTTTGTCATGAAATGTGTTGTTAACCACATTCCACATACACCAGTTGTTATGATCAGTGACTTCTTTGGTCAATAAAAAATCTTTACCTAATGGAAGTTCTTCCTCTAGAATAATAGCATCACCAAGCCAAACGACTGTAGGAATACTCATATCAGTGATAGAATCTACACCTATCTTAATTGCATTTAGAGGACCGTCTAACGAAGTTTGTTTAACAAACTTGATATTCAACTTGCTCGACCAGCGTCGTTTAACATATTCACGGATATCGTTAAATGTACCATCTACTATGATAACTTCAGACACTTCAGCATGTTCACCCGCTTGCTCTAGGATAAAATCGATGCAGGGTTTACCATTGACGCGAACCATAGCCTTTGATGTATTGCTAGATAGAGGTCTTAGTCTTGTTGCAGCACCAGCGGCAGGGATAATAAGGTTAATTTTATTCATGTATTGTAACGGTAACTCCGCTTTCTATAAACATTGATTTAGTGAATTCGAATGATTCATCCCACATCACATTGACACCAAACGCAGCTTGAGGGATATGTACATGCGTGATACCAACTTGGATGATACCTTTTGCACATTCAGAACAAACGGGTAGTCCCCAGACATATAGTTCTGCACCCTGACATTTTACACCATTTAGGGTGGCGTTGTAAATGGCGTTCATCTCAGCATGGACAACATACTTATATTTCGTTGGACGATCGTCGTACCTCTCGGTTAAGTCAAACACTCCACGAGGGAATCCATTGTAACCCTGTGATAATATCTGACCATGTTCTCCGACTATAACAGCACCAATTTTACGAGAAGGGTCTTTACTCCAACCCGAAACCTCCTTGGCAAGGTTTATATATCGGGTGTGCCATTTATTATCCGTTTCGGTATGCATATTCAATTGCTCTTTCTGATTCAACTTTCATCGGACGGTTCTCATACCAATTACCGTTATCCATATCTAACTCTCTACACAAAGTAGCAATCTCAGCAGCAGTAATAGGATATCCTCGTTTGACTGCGTTCATTGCAATGGAAACCATCAACGAGTACATCTTAGAGTACCATCCGGTCTCACTGATAGTAAGGTAATCAGCAAGGAGCTTGCGATTAATGAATGGGCAGTCTCGGTAAGATTTCCATGCGAAGTTTTTATTATTTGCTTGGTTCTTGCGGTGCTCAATAACCTTGTTCTGCAACTCTTCAGGAAGTTTATCAAAGAACGAGTTACCCGTAACTGTCTTTTCGACATACGGGTGTTTTTCCATCAATGCACTAGGATCGATATGATTCCCAGTATTACTGAAGATAAAATTATGAGCATTAGGATATATCGCAGGGACGTAATACATTCTGCTGAAGTCTTTAGTTTGTCTATCTCCGATTGACTCAAGTTCTGTATTAAGGGCATACCAGAAGTGTCGTATGTTATCGGATCCGACAGGCGTAGTAAGTGGGAAGACTAGTCGGAACTTTGGTCTGTCAAGTGTGCTGCTCGCAGTACTATAACACACATAATACCAATCACCAAACCTAGAGTAAAGCTCATTCTGTAAGTCTCCTTCAAATGTATGATCATCAACGTCTACCGCAGCCCAGTGGGCCCACTCGATGACGTTCTTATTCGCACGAGTAGTGTCTGGATGATATACAGCAGGGGATATTAAGGGGGAAGATTGCTTGGGGTCTCCACGAGAACCCTTGTAGCCTGGTTTCTTTGATAGTTCGTACAACATGCTCTCGAACTGCTCCCAAGTGGAGAAGTCCAAGCGTTTGTCGGTGTATTTATCAAATAACGATTTGAAGATGGTCAATGAGTACATAATACAGATATTATACCACAGGAATGGTATAAAGTAAAGGGATTATTTTAGACAGTCATATTTTGCTTGATTTTCAAGTATTCTAACTGAACCATCACTGATAGGAGCAATATTGTAGGGGCTGGTGTTCTTGGGCAGAGCAAATTCAATGGTAAAAGTAAACTGATACCCCTGAGCACCAATAGTCTTTTTAGACTTCTCTGCCGCGTCAGCTTTAGTCACACCCTTTGACTGACAACGCACACGAGCAGTTATCCTACAGTGTTGTTCAAATTTTGGAACAGGGGGTTTGCCCTGCGCTTTCATCTGGTCGTTCAATCCTAATGGGTCTTTACTACCAAGTAGATAAAACCCATGCGTACCTACGTTGATATAGTATGTCTTTTTTAGATTATAGTATTTTGACATTGAGTCTGAAGGCAGTGCCATCTTAATGTCGGGACATGTCTTAAGGTCAAAGTCATAACGCTCTCGTAGTGGGATCTTCAACATTTGAGTTTCCCATACACCGGATCTATCAGATATATTATAAACAGGAAGATCCCACTTTTTATTAATCTGATCCAATACTCCAGACTGCTTGGCAAGATCAACCATGAACTGCTTTTCAGTATCATCATGTTCAATATCACCAAACCTCCAATGCGGTCTAGAATTGGCATACGCTTTAATAACTAAACTACCACCCGCAGTCGGGGATATTTTTAATTCACACCCCTCAGATTTACCTCTAACGGTAAGCATGAGGTCTGGACGCGTGTGAGATGCACCAGCAGTGATTCCATCGGACAAACCAAATTTCTTAAGAAACTTAGTAGTGTATTCTTCGTAAACAAAACCTTGCTGTGCAGCCATCTAAAAACTCCTTTTAATATACTATTTATTAAAAGAAGTCCTCTAAAGAGTTACCACCGCCCTTATATGCTTCAGACCATGATATAATAGCTTCCCACCGGAAGTTCTCACCTTCTCCAGTAACCCAAGAAGGATCTTCTTTGCGAACTAACTTTACAAGTCCTGGAAATTCTGCTGAGAGTGCTTCAAGGCACTTTCGTTGGAGGTCAGTGGTTCTGAACACCGAGTTACCGCCAGGCTTACCATGAGGATGATTAAACGCATACTTAAAGATGACTGCATTTTTCACGCCTTTGGTTAATAGAGACAATGTTGCGTAGAAATCTTCATACAGTTTGATCTCATTGTTCTTTTGATACATACCATCAAACCTAACTCCATGTCCACGCATAGTGACGGGATTGATACCATAACAAGAGTATGAACGGGTAATTTCTTTGAAGTCCTCTGGAACTCGATTGTTGCCACCACGATCACTAATACCAACCCAAGGGTACTCATCTAACATTGTTTCAACCATATGCAACATGTCTTTCCAACCATCTTCTGTGATCTCAGATAGTTTCAATTCACTGTCACGCTGCATAAACACACAACTGTCGTCAACGATCAACACCTTTTCATCCTTGGCGTAATCAAGCAGTCGCTGGCGAACATCCGCAATACCTTCGGTCATACCTAAATCGACGATAGTTGCAGATGGGTTGTGTTTCCGTAACTCATCGACACGATCACTACGAGTAGCAAGGACGGTCATATCCTTTACCCATTGTGGCATATTGTTAAAACACTTCTGATTATCCTCACGCATGAGAGTAGGAATAGTAATAATCATATCAGAAAAATTCCTCCAGTGATGATTTAACCTCATTTGCTTTGGGATGATATTTGTTCAACATATCTACACCACCTCGTTCAGCACAATAGCCATACCATTCTTTAGACGAGAACATACTAGGAGAAACTCCATTCCAACCAGCACGCCATTCTGAATGTTCTTTATTCAATCTGCGACCTTCAACAAAGTCTTTACGGATGTGCTCATATTCCCATGAACCTAGTTCCATCATGTTCTCACGGAAGTAACATACCAATGTACAACGGTCAGATTCCTCGATGGGGGAAGTGATAGCAGAGTTTCCATGGATGCCTTCATGGTTGTTAACCAATAACAAATCTCCGGGGCGTACATTAACAGCGACCCTAAACTCTGGGAATGTAAGATACGCACCTGTCCAACCTTTATTATCAGGGCCGGTGAGTGCCGCGAGGTTCGAGAAACCTGTGCGCAAATCACCTGCGTCTCGGTGCGCTGCGGTTCGGAAATTCTTGTTAACCGTGATAGTAGTAAACACGGTATCCTCTACCAAGAACTTGGGGTCTAATTGATCAGCAACATGTTTTTGAGCAGCGTACTTTCCTGGGACTAATTCTTTAAAGTATTGATTAAGTTTCTTGAGGTAAGGTAATGCCATTGTCCACTTAGGATTTGCCAAACTATAAGAAGTGACACGCCCGTAAGGAAACCTAGGATAACGATCATAGTAACCAGCAACACCGCTGTTAACAGCAGCAGCATAAGAAGTGTCAGAAATGTATCGATCATAGATGTCCTTTGCCCTTTCTACTTGTTGGCTCTTTGGTAGTGCGCACATCTGTTCTACCCAATGCTTAAACCACTTACCATATTCAAGACCATCTTCTTCAATACCACCTCGTCGCCAGACTACACCACGAGTGTCTTCCTTATTTTCGCCGGATTCATGGTTGCGGATAATTCGGTTGATATGTTCACTATCAGACATCTCATCTTCATACAGTGCAGAAGTCTTGTCTTCCATAAAGTACTTGAGAATATCAAACTCTACTGCTTTGACAAAGTCACGGGCGCCAACGGTTTCACCACGAGGGCCAGCAGCAAGACCACGATTAGTTTGTGGTTGGGCAGCATCAACCAATCCGATATATGCATCGACGTATTCTTTAGAAGTGAATGCGTTCTTACGAAACTTGAAGATCAGTCGACTTTCATCATGCGGATCTTCGCCGTATGGTGTTGGAGCATAGAAATCGCAGTCTTCATCGATAACCTCGTCGTAATGAGATTCGTCAATGAACTGACCAATCACATGTTCTGCATCAAATTTAGTTGGTGCTATTACTACTCTAACCATTTTACTTTCCTTCTACATCTAATATAATATCAGAGCCTTCAACCCTACAACCTATTACTCTGCGCCTACCCATATCGTCCATTGTAACATAAGTATGGATTTTAGGATACTGTTTATTTATCGATGCAGATTCAATTTGATTGGACATAACTTTTCTCCATGAATCTAGGAGTTTTCCGGAAAGATCATACGAGTCCATGTATTATAGGTCTCCAGATTTGCGGTTCTCGGATTGGAACACATCAAATGACCCACCTGGATAACGAGATTCTAGTTTACGCACATTCTCGGCAACCACATCATTAGGGTCTAGATTGAGCGCACGACATGCATTAATCCAGTACCACATGACATCACCTAGTTCGCGCTTCATATGGAATATAGTTTCTTCATCAAAGGGTTTACCTTGAAACAGAATCTTTTTAGGAAGTTCGCAGAACTCGCCAGTCTCTGCCGCCATACCAATAGCGGCGGTCATTAACAGTGAGAAATTATACCCATCGTTAACATCTGCTAGTTCTTTTAAGCGGCGACCAAAGTGGTCGACACTGTTACTCTCTTCTGAAGTAACTTGTTCAACGAATTTACTGTATTGGTTCAAATCAACATTTTTTGTCATAGTATATCCTTAATGTAAAGTAGTATTATACCATATTTCTACGGGTTTTGCAATGGTTAAGATTCAGATATTATCATCACTAATTTCTTAGCAGTTGCAGGACTTAGTGTCCAACCCAAGTGACCGTGGCCAGTATGGTAAAATACTCTGCTGTCAACCTTGCTTTGTTTGATGATAGGCATCATGTCTGGTGCCATAGGACGCAAACATGCCCATTGTGTGTAGTCACTGGTATTGATATTGGGAAAGTTAGTGTGTACCCAATTCAACAAGGGTTCAATGCGATCACGCCTAATGTCATAGTCTTCTCCAGCAAGTTCGGCAGTACCCGCAACACGTAATCGGTTTCCCAGTGTGCTGGTAACAATCTTTGCCTCGTCATCTAATAGACTAACCTTTGGTACATACTTCATATCATCATCACTGGCGTTGATAGTAATACTATATCCCTTAACTGGATACACATCAATGCTATCGCCAATCAGTTTAGCAAGTGCAGTACTACCAACGCCATTGCTAACAACAACTTTATCGTATAGTGCTAGTTCATAACCGTCTTTAATCTCAGTGTTAAATTTAAATTCCACACCATACTTTGTCTCTAACACCTTACATAATTCAGTACAGAACTTGTGTATATCACCAGTCCAGTCTTCACCAGTCCATGCACCGCCTACAATACCACTAATTTGTGCCAGTGCAGGATCCATTGATTTGGTTTGCATTTCGCCTAGCATATCCCAAGAACATCCATTTGCGTTGTACAGTTCTTTTACATTGTGTGCGTTTTGTAGATATTCTGGATTCTTATAGAAGTGTAGGATGCCACTGCTGGATTGATCAAACTCCAATCCTTCTTCTGCAATGATGTCTTTGTACAATGCTCGTGCTTCTAGTCCCATGCGGATAGTCTCCGCAGTGTTTGCATCTGCACTACCTCGCATAGTTGTCCATAAGAACTTGATCATCCACTTGATACGAGCCCATTCAAAACTGGGTTTAATAAGCAAAGGAGCATCCTTGCGAAACATCCACTTGATACCCTTGAACACATTACTCCATGTTGTCCAAACTTCGCTATTGCTAACTGATACCTGACCACCATTGGCAAAACTAGTTCGCATGGCGGGATAGCGCTCTGCGTCATACACCGTGACTTGATATCCTGCTCGTGCAAGGTAATACGCTGCACATACACCAGATATTCCTGCACCAACAACTGCTACTTTTTTGTTTGTCATCTTATATTGTATTGTTGTGTTAAATCTAGATCATTCCAGAAATTTCTATTGTACCCTATCTTCATATTCTAAAACTTTCTCCGCAACCGCAACGATCACGCTCGTTGGGATTCCTGAACTCAAATCCTTCATTGAGTCCATTTCGAACATAATCAACCACCAGTCCCTGCATATACACCAAGGATTTTGGATCTATCACTACTGTGATACCATTGGAGGTAATTTCAGTATCTTCGGAGAAATTTACAGAGTCAACAAATTCTAACACATATGCTAGTCCACTGCATCCAGTAGTTTTTACGCCAAGGCGAATACCTAAGCCAAACCCTCGCTTGTCTAGTTGTTTTTTAACTTTGTTGGCTGCAACTTCAGTTAGTGTTATCATGTTTGGATCTGTAGTCTGCGACTGCTGCTTTGATAGCATCCTCTGCCAAAATACTACAGTGAATTTTAACTGGAGGGAGTGCAAGTTCTTCTGCCAGTTCACTGTTCTTGATGGCGGCCGCCTGATCAAGGGTCATACCCTTAACCATTTCGGTAATTAAACTTGAACTTGCGATAGCACTGCCGCACCCATATGTTTTGAAACGCGCATCAGTGATAACATCGTCTACGACTTTGATTTGCAACTTCATCACATCACCACAAGCGGGGGCGCCAACCATTCCGGTGCCAATGGTTTCGTCTATTTCGAACTTTCCCACATTGCGTGGATTTTCGTAGTGCTCAACTACTGCTGCTGAATATGCCATTATGTTATCCTCTTATATTAAACTGAAAAACTGCTGCCGCACCCACATGTACTTGTAGCACCTGGATTAGAAATACTGAAGCTGCTGCCATGCAAGTCTTCTTTATAATCGACGACCGATCCAACTAAATATTGCATACTCATGGCATCAATTAGAACAGTAACATTCTCGCGTTCTATTGTGAAGTCGTCATCATTCTGCACTTCATCTAATGTAAATCCATAAGTGAACCCACTGCATCCACCACCTTGAACGAAAGTTCTAAGTTTAATTTCAGGATTATTTTCTTCAGCAAGAAGATCTTGTATTTTTACAAATGCTGCTTCGGTTATTGTTAATTGGTCCATTAGATCAGAGTCTTTTGCATAATAGTATTTCTGTTGGTTAAGGCGACGTTTTTACACATGCCTTTAATTTTTACTTATACTTAATAATTGGTCCGCTAGATTTGATGCTGCAATCTTTTCAATCATCAAACATTATGCCATGAACACAGCAATAAATGCCATTAAGAAAATTAAAATAACGCCGGTAACAGGCAAAGCAATGTGCATTATATGCACTATCGCTTCGGTTACATCTTTTTCTTCTGCAGGTTCATGCGCTGTGTTGTTGTCTTCTTGTCGATTTATTTTTGTCATACTGTATATATCCGTATTTGTTATACAGATTTAATTCTAGTAGCTACGGCCCAGTTGCCACGCAAGGCAAAATATAGTCCACCGCACCACAAAGAAAAGTGCATGTAGTCGGTCATTACAAATGTCAGCAGATCGTCAGGTCTGATTACTACCCAAATCACTCCGGTTGCAATACAGCACATGGTGATGCCGCAGAATCGTGTGATCAAGTCGCCAGTCACTGCCACAACATAGTTGTCCCGCAGTCCTGGCAGTGTGGTTAGTGCGCCTAATAAAAGTCCTAGGCCAGCGGCAATTTCTCCAAATACAACTACCCACCATATCAATGCTGGTAACCCAAATGCTTCGCCGCCAGCAGGATCGAACGGCATTTTACTTAAACCCTGCTGAATAAAGATCAGCGCTAGTGGGATACGCAGCAGAATATGGCTTAGGCTAAAATCTGGTAATAGATTCCAATAGTTTCTTATATTAACTAACATTTAATATTTTCCTGACGCAAGTACAATCTTGCAAATGTGTTCTAATCGTTCGATGTGTTCATACGCTCGCCATGGACTTGTATCCACCGCAACAACACCGTGACCCTTGATACCTATAATATCAAAACCAATATTACCATCTTTATCAAGTTGAAAACTTTCAAAACATTCATCAGCAAGTTGTTGACTAATTGGTGGTACATCACCAACATTTTTACCAACTCGGGTGTAACGGTTCAACTCTGGAAACGCATCGCTAATTGTGCTTAGGTCAATACCAGCATGCATAGCGGCGATACAATATGTAGGATGTACATGCACTACTACTCGCACATCATTGCTGTGCTGTCCCATATTCTTCTGTAGACCAAAATGTAGAGGAATCTCACCAGATGGTTTTAGATTTGAACTGATGTCAGTGTAAGATTCTTCACGCCACATTAGACCACTTACAATCTCAATCTTCTTGAACTGATCGGGTTGTAGAGTCTGCTTGCGAACACCCGAAGGAGTAATGTAAAAGTGATCACGGTCGTGGTGACGAATACTTACATTACCATCACGACTGGTGATCCAATTACGCTCATAGGCGTCTACCATTACTTCACAAATAGTTTCTAACATATTATTTTAAAGCAATTGCGCCGACGAACATATAGTTGCGCCAGAATGGTTGTATTTCTCGGAAACCTGCTGTGTGTAACATGTTCTCAATCTCACTCCATGTATTAGGTTTCATCATGGGGCGTAGTGTACGCTCTTTGTCCATGATATCTTCTGTGGTGAAAGACTTACGCTTGTAGTCATAGTAGTTGAAAGTAAGCATATCCTGATGACGGGCATTTTCGCAAATGGTTTTCTCAGAGAAGATGTATGCACCACCTTCGTTCAAACTATCGTAAATACGATGAACCATTCCCTGCCTGTCTTGTTGTCGCATAAACTGTAAAGTAAAGATAGATGTAACCAAAGAAGCATTTTCTAGCACGACTTCTCGTACATCATCTTTAATGAACTCAACATTAGACCAAGGGAACTTATCATTCAATGAAGTGCTACGGTTATCCATATCTTTATAGAACCCCTCGGCAATCTCGATTCCAATGTAGGTTGCATTCTTGCAAAAGTCCATGTTAGATTCCAACATGCGTTCAGTCAACTTACCAGTAGAACACCCAATGTCGTAAACATTAGTATTGTCTTCTACAAAGTATCTAGACAAAGATATAACATCTTCTAGTAGGTTGCTATATCCTCGGATAGAGTTTTCAATGTGTTCATCGAAACCTTCTTCACGGTGTGCAAATGTAAAATCAGCCATTATGTAATTCCTTATATGGGTTTAATACTCTTTCGTAGACAGAACTCGCTACTGATTTCATCATTAACGGAGGAACCATGCGCCCAATGCGCTCTGCCTTTTGATTCCATGTACCAGTTAATTTATAGTCATCTGGTAATGACATAATACGCTTCAACTCACCAAGAGTTAGTTTCCTAGGTTCGTTCCAGTGGAATGCTCCGGCAGTACCGTCACCACTACCAAGAGCGGTTAGTGTTGGTGCTGGTGCGTATTGCGAAACTCGCTTTAGGTTAAAGTGATGCCCCTTTGGATGATAATCCATTCCGCTCAATACCTTTGGTGGGTCCAAGGGCATTAGAGAACCAGTCTGTTTCCAATATGCAGTTGCAGAAAACTTCTTGGTTAACAACTCAACCTCATCAGGATCATACACCAAACCAACTAATGCGTCTTTAAGGGGGATAGTATATGCAGTTGGATCAGGAAATATGTTTCCAATGTTTAATATACTTAGTCCCAACGCTTCGCTGATATCTTCTCTGACACCAATGAAGATAACCCTTGACCTAGTCTGCGATACGCCATAATACCTACTGTCTAACACGTGAGCACATACATCGTATCCAATTTCACCAAATGTGTTCTGGATTTTATTGAAATATGATTTCGCTTCACCAATAGTTAAACCCTTGACATTTTCTGCGATGATGACTTTAGGTTTAATTTCATTAGCGATGCGTAGAAACTCAAAGAACAAGTCCTCGATATTTTCGACCATCATACCATCAGAGTATTTCTTGGTCTTGCCCCAACCGTCAGAATGTTTACCATCCTTGGTGTGTGATAACTTACCTGATACAGAGAAAGCAGAACATGGAGGCGAACCATCAAAGATATCAAGTTCGCCTGGTTGTATATTCGCTATAGACATGAAATCTTTACCAGAAAGTTTTTTTATGTCATCAGGTAGAATTGGTGTATCGGCGTAGTTCTCCGCATATGTGCGTTGAGCCTGTTCAACAAACTCGTTCACACATAGTATCTTACCACCTGCGAGACGGTATCCAGTAGAAGAACCACCACCGCCAGCAAATGTTGATATCACGTTAAACTTATTCTGATTAGACGCTTCTAATACGTCTTGAAGATTATAGGGTGTGTACATATTCATTATCCAATCCAAATGTTATCAGGGTTCTCTAAGAACTTGCGATAGAACCCCTTGCGCTTCAGACTATCATGGTTCATCTTATCAATAGTCATAGCAAGCTCAATAGAACCATCAGGGGTCTTTTCTATACGATCTATACAGATCATATTAGTTGTATATTCTTGAGTAGCAGGATCAAATTCTAAAATTTCTGAATACATTATATAACTTTCAACCAAAAAAATCTTCAAGTGTGTTTTTATCTTCTAGAGACCATCCAATCGCTTCCATAATTGCGTTAAGAGGGTCTTTAAATGTTTTATCAAATTGCTTGTCTTTGTCGATATATTTCAACAACCCCAACTCTTCGGGGAACTGCTCTGAGTATGATATGATGTTTTCACCAATGGGGTTTGGCATACGCAAGTAACAGAACTTAATCTTCTCACCATTCTTAATCATCTCATATTGCTTTTCAAGACCATGTTTCTTAACATGATGATTATATAGCAGACTACCACGAACATGAATTGGGCAACCTTTCTTGTAGATGCTTGCGCGATCTGCCCAAGAGATAACATCACTAACACCACGAGGGAATGATACTTTCTCTGGAGGCAATGCTCGGAACTCATCACGGAAGTTATCTACGAATGTACGCACATCACGCTCGTCACCATCGATCAGTAGTTTAAATACATCCATAAACTTATCACGACACACTTGTGGAGTAGACGATTTAACTGCCTCAATACCCATAACCTTCAAGTCTGCTTCTTTGTATTGAACACCCTCATTGTTCCATACATTTAGTATATAGCGTTTCTTGGCAACCCAGATACCTTTATCAGAGATACCTTCGCGTTTCATAACCATGCGGTTCTCGTAACCACCCATCTTGTCGTACAATTGTTGGAAAGAACATTCAAGTACCTTAGTAAACTTTTCTTCACATACTGCATCAAGGAACTTAACCGCTTTTTGTGTTTCAGGTGCATCACCAAGATACTTCTTAACAAAGGGTCCGAAGTTCAAATACAAAGAGTCAGTGTCCATTGCGACGACATAGTCAACATCTGTACTACCCATAATCTTGTTCATGTAGTCGTTCACGGCGCGTTCTGCCCAGCGAATAGTTAACTGACCGGACAATGTAATTGACTTAGCGATACGATTGTCATAGTAACGGAACCATTGATTACCCATCGCACCATAAAGTGAATTGAGTAGAATCTTAATCGCCATCTGTTGACTATCATACTGCGATATCTCTTTTTCGATGCGGTACTTTTCATCAGCATCACTACCCGACAAATGTTGCTTTGCCTGTTTAGCATCCAACATCTTTCGCTTAATGGTTACTCGTTCTTTGTAGTAACCATCGATAATCTCGGGTAACGCACCCTGTTCAGCAGTGTTGAAGTGAATACCATATGCACTCATTGCAGTTCCAGGTAGTTCGTTTGGTGCATTAGTTCCGGCAAGACACGAATCAACGTCAACACCCGATGTAACATGATCTGATATAGTGTCTGGACCCATGTTCAACTGGATAATGATAGAAGGATATAGTGAGTTCAAGTCAAAGGAAACTACCCAATCATACTTACCAGGAATAGGTTCTTTAACATATGCACCCGGATACTCTTCCTTGGCGGTGTGTTTATTTGGTGGAATCGCAACCTTCTTGGCGCTCAACTGACGGTAGATAATGGTATCCCAAATACCAGTAGTGCCTAGTGTCTCATTGTAGTTAACTCCACCCTTATAAGCCAGTGTGAATGCAAGCTGCATCAAGCCAGTCTTATCGTTAATGCGATCAACCAAGTAAACGTCTTTAATGTTGTACTCAATGAACTTCTGGTGATCTGTCTTGTACAATGTATGCAAGTTACCATCAAATGCAAGTTTGCGCTCACCTAGGATAACCCATGCAATGTGATCAAGTCTGTTGGATTCTTGTTTACCATATGTCTGAACACCGAACTTCAAGAACAGTTCAAGATAGTCCATCTGTTGAATACCAACCAAGTCAAACATCTGTTGCTTCTTACCTTTGATAGTAACAACTCGTTCGTTGATCATCTTCCAAGGGGATAGTTTCTTGGCGATATCTTCACCAAACAACACGCTCAAACGGTTAACCAAGTATGGTACATCGAACCCACGGATGTTCCAACCTGTGATAACATCTGGTGTGAGGTGTGGAGTATTCCAGTGCGTGAGGAACAACTTCAACAAATGAACTTCGTCTGTACATCGTGTGTACTTTACAATAATTCCAGGCAGTTCAGACTTAGACACATCATACTCACCCGTACCCCAGACGTAGTAAGTATCACGGACACTGTCTTTGATTGCGATTGCGGTGACTGGATACTTTGCTTCTTCGGGTTGAGGAAATCCATCATCAGACTGTACCTCAATGTCAATTGTACAGACATTGATTAGTGATGGGTCAAATGGGATTTCACTGCCAGGAAAGTTGTCGTGAATGTACTGTGCGATGAAGTTGCTATTACCGTAGATGGTAAAGTTGTTTACATCTTCATAACTGGTCATGAACTCTTTAGCAGACTTCATGTCTTCGAACTGCATTGGTGATACAGTTTGATTATCTAAGGTGCTCCAGTCACCATTGCGGTCTGGAACATATAGAGTCGGGCAGAACGGAACTTTGGTAGTTACTCGTTTGCCGTCATCAAAACCACGATACAGAATAGAGTTACCGTATCGCCCTACATTGGTATAAAATCGCATCATTCACCTTCTAACATAATATAATCATTATAACATAAAAGGTGTTATAACGCAACTGTTATGTTACATTATAACAACAGCCTTATGGATCATAATCATAAATGTTATGTTATGATTTTCTGGTTTGGTACTAGGATCTTAGAGTGGATCTCATTATATTGCGTGGCAAGTTGTTCTACTGGTTCAATAATGAACGCAATTGCCGAGCGACTAATGTCCATCTTATCAGTCTTTGCATAGGGCATCCACGGTGCTAGAGCGATGCTCCTGTCCTGCGTTGGAATAATAATAGTAGGTTGTGCGATTGTAATATAGTCAGCGGCTTCGTCTTTAATAATGGTACACAATACTTCTTCACCAGAAGTAATTCGCACCAGTTTCACATCATTCATCGTATCTATCCTTTAATAAATTTTTATGTAGAATATATTCTATCATCAAGTTAGCATTCAACTCATCGGTGAATGCGCTTACTACTGTCTCGAAAGTCCAAGTATTAAACATACAAATGAGAATCTGTTCATTCTGCACTATGGAAGCGCGAATTTTCCAGTTCCCTCGTATTACTGTATCCATTGATAGTAGTTTCATAACATTCCTTATTATACCATACTATCATATTTATGTAAAGTATTATCTGTTCAAGAGGTCTGATGCAATTTTATGATGACCTAGACGGTATAATTCTCTCGCGGCACGCCTACGACCGATAGCCTCTATGATATCTAGTATCTTCTGTATCATATAACACCTCTGCGCATTAGTTCACGTTGGCGGGTTTCTAGTTCTGCAAGATTCTCTGACTGACCAAGGTAGTTGTCAATCTGTTTACGGTTCATATGAACAAAATCTGGAGACATTTGATCTAGTGCCCACTCTAGGGCGTTGAAAAGTTTTGTTATTAGTTTTAGCATTTTATCCTCGTAAGATATGCACATTAAAAATCCTGAGGATCACTCGGGATTCGTATTAGTTAAGCAGATGGTTGATTAAACCATGCTTCCCATTCTTCGTCGCTTACTGGCCACATAGTATTAGTCCTTCTTTGATACGAAAGAATATAATTCTGTAGCCTTTTCCATCAACTCTTTTGTTGAATAAGGTTTTAATGCATCTTGCATGTCTTCTGCAGTTTTCTTACCTTCATCAAAAAGTTGTTGGGTAAACATATAGTTCATTTCCCAAGTACGGTCCATATAGTCTTTAGCCATTTGGAGCATTTCAGTACGAATTTCAAAGGGGTTTTTATTTGCCATGATAATATTCCTTAGATAGAATCTATTAGTTTAACATTAACCGATTTGATACCATCAGCAAACTTCTCAACCAATTGAGTTTGTTTTGTCAATGTATCTTTGAAAAATCCATATGTGTATGAATTCATTGCAGACTCGTAGGATTTCCACCCAACGATTTTTAATTCTACAAAGGAATCAACGAATTTTGCATTGTGCTGCGCAACAGCTTTTAGTGTGTACATATTGTACTCCTGTGTGTAGTGTGATGGGACTGAATTATGGAGCAGTCCCGTTCTCCTTCATAAAGTATTTATACTAGGGTTAACCCCAATATAGAATTATTCGTTCAATAATTCAGGTTTATTTTCAGATAAACCAATTTCAATCTTACGAGGTTTCTTTTCTTCTGGCACGATATGAACCATATCTATAAACAACATACCATCCTGTAGGTCTGCACCTTTAACAATGATGTTTTCACCGAGTACAAACGAACGAGAAAATTCACGAGAAGCGATGCCTCGATGAATGACGTCTACAGTTTCACCTTTCTGCTCGATCTTTCCAGTTACGGTCAACATGTTTTCAGTTAGTTCTATATCAATGTCACTTCTCTTAAAACCAGCCACGGCAATTTCTACGCGATAGTTGTCGCCATCTCGATAGATATTGTATGGAGGGTAGTTGGTTGTTAGAGTGCCTTGGGCGGTAGACGCCTGGCGTAACATACGATCTAGTTGCTGTTCGATGCCGACGTGATATTTGCGTGAGCGTTCGAATAGGTCGTGTCCGAGTGGACTATTTAGATAAGTCATGCTTTATTCTCCTTAAAAGCGAGTTAAGTTATGTCTGATACCCAATAAGGCATATCAGTAAAGTTGAGGAGTTTTATACTATCCCCTCAATAGTATTTATTCTATGCAGGCTTGCGTCTAGAAGATCCGATATTATATTTTGGAGACAACTCCCATTGGTGTTTATCTTTGTGTGATATAACCTTTATCTGACGCAGATGTGCCTTGTCCTTAACCATCTCATTATCTGTGATGTCGATAAGACCCCAATCAGACAACAATGTGGCAACTGTATTTCGTCTCTGTATATCATTCAACATCAAAGTACTTGGTTTACCGTCAAGTAAAAACAGTTCTTTAAAGTGAACGATAAAGTATCGCCCTTGTTTGTGTAGGATATGACATGACTGGAATAACTTATTTTCTTTATGTGATGCAACCCCAATTCTAGTTAGAGTCTCCCGCACTTTCAAAAAATCATCTGGTTCATTCAAAGTAACTTCCAGCATTGAAGCGGCAGTCCATCCTTTAATTTCGTAGTTTTCTAGTTCCACCTTTATATACCCTCATTCTAAGTTCTTTTAATTCTTCTTCACTCAAAAGGGTCAATGCAACTTTGGCTTTATCATTACTGTATCCATAGTATTCTTTGACCACTTCAATGTCATCAGGTAACATAGGTTTCGCCCATTTAGAGAAACGTTTACCCTTACGAATACTATTTAGTAAAAAAGAAAACTGTAACTTATGGTCTGTGCGGTGGCGAGTATTCATCTCGTTAGCAAGTAATACAGTATCCATAAAATACGACAACGAACGATTAACCATGTATGGAGCATATGCCTTTTCAGCAAGGTCATCCACCATGATATCTTCTTTGGTCATGTTGATTGCATTGGTATAATCAAACGGACTAAGGCTCATATTGTCCACTCCCTTGCTGATTCTATTGCTTGCAAATACTTAGTGAATAATCCCACGGGAGGTTCTTCTTTAATTGTCTCATCGTAATAATGAACTTCGTAGTATCCTGTGATTTCGTTAAGGTATACCTTAGAGAATACTTCTGGGTCATTATCTTTATATAGGCTTGCTATCTTAGTAAGCATATTAATTGAACTCAGTGGAAACCATCAACTCTGTCATACATGCAACAGTATTCAGTTCATGGTCTGCAACAAATGCATCCTTGTACTGATAATCAGCAATAGTAACCACCACCTGAGGGATAGACTGAGGTTGGATATGGTCGTACAAACTGTCGTAGATCTTGCGATAGATAGCAGACGCATCAGAGTCCATGTTGTCAGCAACCCATTGACGCATCTTCTTGAAGTCTTTATCCTTTAGTGCTTTGATCAACGGGTCGATCGATGAGTTGTTCATCCAAGACAACATACCACTATCAATCGAACCTGTCTTACCATAGTTCTGACATTGATTGATAACACGACGCCAGTCAGGAGCAAACTTCATGATAACCTCGGCAAGTACCTTGTCATCATATTTAACACCTTCAGTGTCTAGGATAACTTTAAGTCGTTTCATGAACTTCATCAACAATGGAGGCGTATCCTTCTTTGCAATGTTGAATTCAATAACAGCAAGACGACTATGAAGTGGTTCAATAATGCGGTTCTTGAAGTTACATGTCATAATGAAACGACAGTTGTTTGAGAATTCTTCAATGAAACCCCGTAGTGCTGGTTGAGTTGACTGTGCGTTAAGGTAGTCTGCCTCATCTAGGATAACAACTTTGTAACCGCCCTGCAATGATACACTTGATGCAAACTGTTTGATCTTGCCGCGTAGTGTGTCAATGTTACCATCCTCAGAAGCGTTAATCATCATGTAGTCTAGATCCAACTCATTACACAATGCCTTAGCAACGGTAGTCTTACCTAGACCAGCCGTACCACAAAGTAACATGTTATGCATCTCACCAGTGTTAACGATCTCTTGAAAGGTGTTCTTGATATGCTCGGGTAGCACACAATCTTCAATGGTTTTTGGTCGATATTTTTCAACCCAGAGAAATTCTTTTACGCTCATAATCTATCTCCATAATATAAAAAGGGAACATGTATCATTATAACATGTTCCCATTCAAAAGTAAACTACTATTTAATTAGCCAGTAAACAATTCACCACCAACAGAGGCGTAAGCAGCGGCAACCATTGCCTTAGTAGGAGTACCAATTCGGTACTTGGTTGTCTTAGTACCGTCGCTCATCACAGCGGGGTTACCATAGATACATACGCCAGACTCGCGCAGTGAGCGAACTGCCTCGCGGGCGTTCTTGATCTTGAACTGGGCAGAGATTTGCTTTGCAGTCATGTTAGCACCTGATTTCAGTGCAGTGTGTAGGTTAGATGTTTTAGTCATTTCAGGGTTTCCTTATATAGAATGATAAATTTGTGGATTATCCCACGATGGTTTCGTACAGAGTTTCAAGTTCTTCCTGTTCTTCCTTGACCTCGGAGAAGTTCTGCTTGTGGTAGATCTTCGCCAACTTGCGTCCAGGTTTCTTAGGAATTTCAAACTCGTCTTCCATACGTTCGAGGATAGATTTAATCAGATCGCGTTCTGCTTCCATCCTCGTCATAGATGCACTGATTTCCATCAGTGCTCCCATAACTTTTTTGCGCTCAGCGGGATCCGTTGGGATCTTCGCGACATTGGTATTCACTACGGACATTATATAATTTTCCTATGTATTACTCAGAGACAGGTTCTTGGGGCTCAGCAGGCGCGGCGGCATTTGCTTTTACAAATGCAGCCAGGCGATCGCGGCATGTACCGATAGCACTCAACTCTGGTCCCTTAAATGCGCCGCGCTCACTGGCGAGGTCTACAATGCGTACTGCAAGAGCAATGTCGTTTAGTGAAACACCAACAGATTCAGTCTCTGGTGCAGTTGTTTCTGGGGCTGGGGTAGTTTGGTCTGTAGTCATGTTATATGATTCCTTATTGATTAAAAGTAGATGATTTTTCTAGCGCGACCCAATATTCAAGTTTACCATTGGTATTCGAGAAGTTTGAGATCAGTTTAGAACTTAGTTTACCACGGTAGTCGCCAGAGGCGAACTTAAAGTTACCAATGTTGAATACCATTTTAAATTCGTTTGAAGGTCGCACAACGGTTTCTGTTGGCAAGTCGAGTTGATAAGAGTTTGAAGTTGGATTCTTGGTATCAACTACTTGAATAGAAATACCAACACCATTCTCTTCACCAACAACCAACACCTCAGACACACCCATAGTAGATGCAGCACGACGCAGTTTACCCAAACTAACCTCGGTCAAGTCAAACTCGATTTCGCACTTTGGCATTGTGATATCTTTTTGTGGTGTAGTAAGGTTACTCACATCACTGAAGAAGTAGTTTAGTGAATCACCGTCTCCGCGGATCTTGGCACTAGTATCACCAATAACTAGTTCTGCGTCTTCGATCAAACCGATAACACTCAAGAACTCAGGTAAATCGTAAATACCAAATTCACTAGGAATGGTTTCATCAATGGTTGCAGTGGCGAGAATGTTCTTGGCGACTGAGATAGTCTTAAGTTGATTACCTTCTTTAAACACCAAATTAGGATTGATGGTAGAGAAGTTCTTAAGAATGTTTAGGGTATTGTCAGATAGTTTCATGATTTAATGTAATCTCCATTAGATAGTTGATATGGTTATTATACCATAGAGTAGTTGGTTTTGCAAGTGTTTTCTTAATTATTTTCAGAATCTTCCTCAGTTACTGGTTGAAAGACAATTGCCTTGGCATCTACTTTGGTGTACAAGTCAGCGAAAGCCGCCTTAGTATCTTCATCAAAGCGAGCGATACCTCGTGTGATCGCCTTCATCTTATCGTTGAAGATGGAGTAGATCTGCACAATGTGGCACAGACGACGAGTAGTTACTACTTCATCGACACCGCCCTCGGTGAATGTCTTACGGATAATCTCAGCCCAAGTGATAAGGTTATCTGAGAATTCTTCATCGATCTTATTGAACTTTTCCATGTGCTTCATGACGATCTTTTTCTCAATCTTAGCACTAGGGTATGACTGTTCAATGGTGTCAACAAACCGTTCTAGGAAAGCATCGTCCAGGATAGTAGCAGCAGTGTAACGACCATCATCAGAACCCTTGCCCTTGGTGTTCGCAGTTGCGATAATGTTGAAACCAGCAGCAGGTTTAACCACTTCGCCAGTTTTCTTCAGGAGCAAAGACTTACCTTCAAGGACAGACTGTAGGCACATCAGTTTATTAGAACCACGGTCGATCTCGTCAATCAATAGGATAGCACCATGCTTCATCGCCTTAACGACCGGACCGTAAGAGAATACGGTTTCACCATTAATCAGTCGGAAACCACCGATCAGGTCATCCTCATCAGTTTCTGGAGTGATCTGTACACGAACATATTCACGTTTCAGTTTAGCACACGCCTGTTCAACCATCATAGTCTTGCCATTGCCAGAAAGTCCAGTAATGAAAGTAGGATAGAATTGCTGTGATTTAATAATCTCAGTTACATCTGTAAAGTTCCCCCATGGAATGTAACATGCGTCTTTGGCGGGAACATATACATCACCGTCATCAATTGACTTTTGAGTTGTCATATCTTTCTTGGGTAGTTGTTTTTCGGGGATCTCCATAACTTTAACCGAAGATGCATCTTTAAATTCATTTAACTCAAATGAATATTTGCCATGGCTGACTTTATATGTATCACTGAACAGTTCTTTGAACTTATAAGCGGAATATCCCATATCACGGCCGGTGAAATGTATTTCACTACGGGAGAACACCTCTTGATTAGGGAACCGTGCTTTGGTTTCTGCAAGCACTTCAGATGCGACGAGATTCATAAAAACTCCATAATATAGTATGAGGACATTTCCTCACTCACTGCTGTTAGTATAACATCATTTCAAGTTAAACGCAAGTGTAAACCCTATTTGTAGTAGGGTTTTGTTGTTTTTACACCACACACTGTACGAATTTGTCCAGCAGAACTCGGCTTGTGCG